TCACTGCAGAGCAGGCCCGGGGCGATGCCCTGACCACCGCACTGCTGACCTCTCAGTCCCAAATTGATCAACTCTCCGAGGAGGCCCACCGTGGCATTAAGAACGAAACAACTGGCCGGGCTTGTCTTGGCAGCGGCGCTTTGCGGGTGCTCAACAGCGCCCCCGGTCTGCGCACCCAGCTCACGACCACCGGCAGCACTGCTGCAGCGTATGGGCCCGCTACCGCCTCTGCAGACGACGCGGGCACCCCGGCCAGCAGTGGCGACGAGTTCGCCACAGACACCCAAATCGCAGACTGGGCCATCGACGCCGGTGCCCAGTACGAAATCTGCCGAACCCGGCTCGACAAACTGATTGATTGGCACGGTGCACCATGATTGTTGAATTCAACCTGGCCAATTTGATTTTTGTCCTGAGCTGTCTTGTAGTTGCCTTTTGGGCACTGGTGAAGGTCATTGTTTTCCAGTACGAGAAGTCGCTTGACTCACGATTCAAGACTCTCTCAACCACCATCGAAAACGCCCAGAAGACCACCTTGGATCTGGAGCGCGATTTCCTGAAGTTCCAGTCAGAAATACCCCGCACTTACTTGCGCCGCGACGACTACATGCGCGAGGCGCAGATCCTGCGCGAGGCGATCAGCGCTGAGATTGCTCCCATCCGCAACAGCGTGAACCGTATCGAAGACTTTTTGATCCAGCCAAAGTGAGATTTGCCCCATGACTATCAAAGACTTTTCTCAGCACCTGCGACAAGATCAGCGCCTGGTGCTGCTGCGCATCTTGTCTGAGATGCCGTCATACCGAGCCAACAGCTCGGTGCTGGTCGGACTGATGGAAAAGCTGGGTCACACCATGACGCGCGACCAGGTCAAGACCGAGCTGCGCTGGCTGGCTGAGCAGGGCCTGCTGGCGGTGGAAGAAGCCGGGTCGGTGCTGGTAGCCACGCTCAATGAGCGCGGCCAGGACGTGGCCGAAGGACGTGCACGCGTCGACGGTATTGCGCGGCCGAGGGCTTGATCCATGGGGCGCAAATCGAGCATCGATAAGCTGCCAAGCGAGGTGCGTGCCCGGGTGCAGAAGCACTTGCGCGAGAACCGGCTGACGCTGGTGGAGCTGATTGCCGATCTACAAAAGGAGTTCCCGGATCTGTGTGCGGCGGGCGTTCTGCCCAGCGTGAGTGCGGTTCAGAGATACAGCCAGGGTGTGCGTGAGATCGTGGCAAACGAGCGCGAAATGGCTGCAGCGGCAGAAGCCCTGGTGGGAGAGCTTGGAGAGGACTTTGACGCCAAAAGCGGCGCCCTGTTGGCCCAGGCCGTGACGACGCTGGCAAACAAGCGAGCTTTTCAGGCGATTGAAGCCACCTGCAACGGCACGGTGATGGACATCAGCGATGTGCTTGACTTGGCCCGTGCGGCCAAGGTGGCTCAAGAGGCGCGCAGCCTGAACCTGAAAGAGCGGCGCAGTGTGGCTGAAGAAGCGCGAAAGAAAGCGCTCGAAGACGCTGCGCAGAAGGCAAGTGAAAGCGGGAAGCGTCAAGGTCTGTCCGCCGAAGGTGTTGCAGCTCTTCGCGCTGCGATCATGGGATCGTTGTGATGCAACAAACAGAAGTCTCGCAAGCAGTTTCCAGCCTTCTGATGGGCTATCAGAGTCGCTGGAATGCAGACACTTCTCCCGTCAAAATCATCGAGAAGTCGCGCCGCATTGGTATCAGTTATGCCGAGGCAGCTGACGACGTGCTCTACGCCGCCAGCGCCGAAGGGGCCAATGTTTATTACATCTCTTACAGCAAAGAGATGACGCAGGGGTTTATCCAGGACTGCGCCACCTGGGCACGTGCGTTCAATGCAGCGGCAAGCCAGATTGAAGAATCGGTTCTTGAGGAAGAAGACAAACAGATCCTCACGTACACCATCAAGTTCGACAGCGGCCACATCATTCAGACCTTTACCAGCAGCCCGCGCAATTTGCGTTCGAAGGGTCGCCCTGGTGAACGTTTGGTGATTGACGAAGCGGCGTTTGTCGATGACATCAAAGAGCTGCTCAAGGCGGCCATGGCCATGACGATGTGGGGTGGGCAGATCCGCATCATCAGCACTCACAACGGGGACGATAACCCGTTTAACGAGTTGATCACCGATGTGCGCTCAGGCAAGTATGACTACAGCTTGCACCGGGTTGATCTGGATGATGCGCTGCGTGATGGGTTGTTCCGCAAAATCTGTGCGGTCACCGGACAAGAGTGGTCTATCGAACGCGAGGCTGAATGGCGGCGCACGATGGTGAACCGCTACAAGCCCAACGAAGATGAGGAACTGTTCTGCATCCCATCCAAAGGTGGGGGTGCCTGGCTGACACGGGCCTTGATTGAAGCGCGCATGAAACCTGCGCCAGTGATTCGGTTCACGGGCTCACCAGAGTTCAACAACGCCACGCCTGAGCAGCGCTCGCGGGTGATGCAGGACTGGATTGATGAGGAGCTGAAGCCACTGCTGCAGTTCAACCCAGCGCTGCGCCACGCCCTGGGCATGGACTTTGCCAGAACCGGCGATCTGTCCTGTATAGCTCCCGCGCAAATCGCGGTGAATCTGCACGTGACGATACCGTTCCTGGTCGAGATGAAAAACGTGCCTTACAACCAGCAATTGCAGGTACTTTTTGCCATTGCCGACGCACTGCCACGGCTTGGCGGCATGGTCATAGATAGCCGGGGCAACGGCAGCTATGTGGGCGAAGCGGCGTATGACAAGTATGGCTCTGTGGTGGTGCGACTGATGCCCACCGAGGGCTGGTACCGAGACAACATGCCGCCCTACAAGGCCGCGTTTGAAGACGAAACCATCACGGTTCCCAAACATGACGGATTGCTGCAAGACCACCGGGCGATCAAGCTGATTCGGGGTGTGCCACGGATGCCGGAGGGCAAGACATCGGGTGACAGCCACGGCGACGGTGCAATGGCTTGTGTGTATGCACACGCGGCCACACGCCTTGATTACGCCCTTATCGAATACCAAAGCAGCGGGCAACCCCGTGGCGCTGACGCACAAGGATTTATGTAATGACCACCTCCAAAAAAGCCAAAACCCCCGAGCTCGACACCGAAGTCGCCAACCGGCTGCGCGACCCGTTTGAGACCAATTACATGGGTGTGGTGCGCACCAATGACCCGCTTTTGCTGGAGCGTGGTGGCGCACAGGCTTGGGAGTTGTACCGCGACCTCAAGCGCGACGGCAAAGTTTTCAGCGGCCTGCAAAAACGCAAGCTGGCCCTGATCAGCCGCCCCTGGCAAGTGGACCCAGTTAAACCGGGAGAAGCTGGCAAGCGTGACGCCGAGGTAGTCACAGCCATGCTCAAAAGCGTTTCGTTTGACAAGCTGTGCAGTGAGCTGCTTGACGCCCTGCTGGCTGGGTTTGTGCCCGCCGAGATCGTTTGGACTTACCGAGACGGCCGCATCACGCCCAAGCGCATCGCAAAGAAGTCTCAGCGGCGCTTTGTCTATGTGCAAACCGACCCGAACGCCGAGCCTGAACTGCGCTTGCTCACAGCGGCCAACATGCTGACCGGTGAGGCGCTTGAAGACAAGAAGTTCATCGTGCACCGTGTGAACCCTGAGGATGACAACCCCTATGGCACCGGCTTGGGTCTGCAGCTGTATTGGCCGGTGTTTTTCAAGCGCAAGGGCATCCTGGCCTGGAACAAGCTCAATGACCGGTTTGGCTCACCCACGCCCTGGGGCAAATATCCGAACGGTGCCAGCGTCAAGGAAAAAGCCACCCTGTTTGATGCGCTCAAGGCCATGAGCAACGACGGTGTCATCATGACCCCGACAGGGATGGAGATTGCGCTGCTGGAGAGCAAGCTCACTGGCTCCATCTCGTCACAAGAGCAGCTGTGCCACTACATGGACGGCTGGATCAACGAGGTGATCCTTAGCCAGGAGCCCACCCAGGCCACGGGCGCCACCGGTGCCGCCAGCAACGAGCGCGAGGATGTGCGGCTTGACCTGGTGCAGGCTGACTCGGATCTGCTGAGCGACACACTCAACAGCACGCTGATCCCGTGGTACTGCGATCTCAATGGTTTGGCCCCTTGCCTGGTCAGCCGGGTGATCAAAAAGCCCGAAGACCTCAAGGCCGCCAGCGAGACCGACAAGAACGTCGCCAGCCTGGGGTTCAAACCATCACTGGACTCGGTGCGCGAGAAATACGGCACAGGTTGGGAGGTGGCCGCCACACCGGAACCGACCAAACCAGCGGCCGCCAGCTTTGCTGAACAAAGCACGGCCTCAGACCCTCTGCAAATCGAAGTCGATCAGCTGGCCAGCGCCGCAAAACCTGAGGTCGACAGCATGGTCGAACAGCTGCAGCAGCTGGTGGACAACGCCACCAGCACCGCAGATCTGCAGCGCAAGCTGGTGCAGGCCTACGGTGACCTGGACAACCGCGCAATGGTCAAGGTCATGGCCGCTGCGCTGGCATTGGCCGAGCTCAAGGGCATGGACAGTGCCAAAGCCGACCAGGACAACCCACCTTCAACAGGAGCCACCTGATGCGCACTTCCCCAGACAACAACAGCTTTTTAACCCGCTTTTAAAGGCCGCCTACCATGCTCTTCACTTCTTATTTGGCAAACAAATTGATGGACTGGTTTGTCCGCTCCCAGGCGTTCACGCCACCGGGTGCAGGTTTGTCCGTTGGGCTATTGGTCAGCACCCATGGCCCGCGCAACAACAGCGCTGCGTATGCCCTCAACAACACGTTCAGCGTGAAGGCCTCGGACGGCAAGACGCACCTCTACAAGTGCACCACGCCAGGCAGCACCGCAGCGGCCCAAGGCACGCTCTACCCCGGGGCAGAAGGTGAGGTCATCACCGATGGCACGGCTGTTTTCACAGAGCAAACGGCTGCTGTGCGAGGTAGCCTGGCTACCGAGGCTAGCTACAGCGGCTATGCGCGGGCGAACACCCCGGCGTCCCTTGCCAATTGGGCTGGCACGCAAGGCGCTGGCTCCACCACTGTGTCAAGCGGCACTGGCGTGCCCAGGACATCAAACAACGGCGTCATCACCATCGGCACCGCGCCAGTTGGGCCCACAGCTTACGTCTGGGCGACGGCACATTTTGATGCGGTCAGCGGCGGCAACATGTTGATGGTGCACCCGCTGACGGATGTGAAGACGATCAACGCCGGGGACCCTGCGCCGAGTTTCCCCGCTGCGACGTTGTCGTTTACGCTAGATAGCTGAGGTACATATGGACTATTTAGCCCTGCAGGCAGAAATCTTGGCCACCGCTGCCTGTGCGCCCTACATCCACGACAGCGCCGCGCCCAAGATCAGCTCGGTCAAGGTGTTGGTCAAAGACCAGGCCATCGCCGACATCATCAACGCCCAGCGTTCCCCTGTTGTTGGCAAGATTGAGCGTGCTGAGTTTGCCATGTGGGCCGCGTCTTGCGGCATGCGGTCGAAGATCGAAGACCATGCCTCCGACAAGACCAGCCCTCTGAGAGATGCAGCGCTGGCTTGTCGAGACGTGATCCTTGGTGCGGCAGGGTCAATTGACTTCTCACTTGGTCCAAATCTGCAGATGCTTCAGGCGTGGGTTGATCAACAGGCCTTGACTGAGGCGAACCGTGGTGACCTGTTGTCCCTGGCATCTCACCCTGCTGAGCAGGTCACACCTTCTGACGTTTCTCGCGCAGTGCGCGGACCTTGGGACTGATCATCATGGCAAGCTCAAAACCCGAAATTCAAGTCACATGGTCAGGTGCGGACTCAAAAACCGTATCCGCAGCCACGATCCAATGGAGCGACCCGGTTGCGTTCAATGTTGAGGACTTTGAAGCCAGCGTGCAGGTCAGCGCCGACAACGCAGGCACCGCGGCCAGCGGCGACGTGTGCAACGTCTATGCGGCCTACACCACTGGCGACAACCTAGGCGACACAGGCAACGACTTTGACACCGACAAGCACGCCGCCTGGCTGATGCAGCTTGACACCTACTCGACCAACGGCGAAGACCCGGCGCGCAAGTCAGCACCAGTGCGTACAGGTGCTACGGGCTTCCGCCTGGGCGTGCAGTGCCCGCAGGCTGGTACCCGAAGCATCGTGGTGCGGGCTAGGTTGGCGACGCACCGCGCACAGTGACAGGGGCGCAGCGTGCCGTTTGTAAAAGTCAGGATTCCACGCACCAGCCAGCCTCAGTATGTGGTGCCAATTGACTGGGGCAACCCAATCACACGGGGGTTGGTTCTTGTTTTGGTTGGTGACAGTGCCTACGATCATGTGACTCAGAAGCTCTTACCCCTTGCCGGTGGAGCTAAAAATAAGGCTGTCTCTAGCTCAGGTGTTGGGTTGTCCACTGTGGGCAGCAGCGTAGGTATACGTTACTCGGTTTCTACCAATCAGGCCCTCGTAAATGCGTCAGAAGCCACAGTAGTGTCTGTGGGAGACGTTATTGCCAATACGGGCAGTGGCGACTCCAACTCTCACTTTCTGGTGAGTTTCACGCCAGACTCCCCTGAATATTTCTATCTTGGCGTGCCGAGTTACAGCTCTCAAAAGGGGCTGACAGCATCGTTTTATCAAGCCAATTACGGCGGCGCCACCTCAACAAACGTATCTGGCTTTTTTGAGAGGGGACTGGCATATGCCGTCCTATCAACATACAAACAAAATGGGACATCGACGCTCTGGGCCAACGGAAAGCAACTTGCGTCTGTAGCGGCAGGAACCCAACCGCTTAACGGTGGTGCCTTGACCCCTGGACTGCTATTGGCGAGTAGCGGCTCTCTTGGGGCAAATAACTGCACATTGACCATGGTATGGCGGCGAGAACTCTCGGTGGATGAGCGGAAGTCGGTTACAGAGCAGCCAAACCAAATCTTCAAACCCGAAGAAATCACGATCTGGGTGCCAGGTGAGACTAGCCCAGAAGTGCTGCTGGCGGCAGCTGGTGAGGCGCAGACCAGCAGCTCTGCAGCTCTGACCACAGCCATCACGCAAGCGGCCAACACATCATCAGCGCCTGGCAGTACAGCATCACTGACGACAGCTCTGCAACTGCAGGCGATCACTGGCGCCAGACCGGCCAGCAGCGCACCGTTGACCACGGCCATCAATCTGGCATCTGACACCGGCGCAAAGCCAAGTTCAAGCGCCACACTTGCGGTATCTAGTGCAGCTTGGGCGGCCACCAGCAGTGCTGCACCAAGCAGCTCTGCAAGCTTGTCAACTTCAATCACCTTTGCGTCCGACACCAGCGCCGATGCAGCTGCTGAAGCTGACAACCTGCTCACAGTGATCAAGCTTTCCAGCAGTGTGGCGGTGCAACCGTCGTCTGCAGCAGCGCTGTCCACTCAGTCACGTCCTGCCTGTGAGTCAGTCGCCCAGACGCTGTCTGCTGCTCATCTGACGACGCAGATTCTGCTGGCAGCCGCCGGTAAAGCTGCTCCAGCATCATGGGCAACCCTTGGGCCTGCTCAAGCAGGTCAAGACTTCACCGGCATGCGCCTGGGTGTCTCCATCAGGCCCGGGCGGGGTGCCCATGTCAGTGGGCAGCGGCTGGCGGCGGTGACATCGGGGCCCCGCATCGGCTGCAGGGTGACTTCTCGCTTTTAACAATCGGACCACCATGACCACCATTGAAAGATACAGGGGTGATACCCGACCCGACGAGTGCACGGTGTTTGACAAGGTAACCGGCCAGCCGGTGAACATTGATGGGTGCACATTTCTCATGACGCTGGATCAAAAGCGAAATCCAGTGGGCGACACCACCAGGCTTTACCAGGTGGTGGGTCAAATCGTTGATGCAGCAGTCGGACGGGTGAACTTCTCGCCCACCGCTGAACAGGCAAATCGTGTCGGCACGGTTTACTTCGACATCCAGATGACCGATCCAGCGGGTGTGGTCTCCACGCTGGATCTGGACCCCTATGTTTTTACTCAGGACATCACAAAATGAGCACAACAAACCCTTTCGCCTCGCGCAAGTTCATTTTGGCAATGACCGTCCTGGTCATTGCGACCGTGTTGCTTATTTTCTCTGTCATTCCAGTGCTGATCTGGCGTGACATCGTTATTACGGTGCTGACCAGCTATCTCGCATCAAATGTGGTCCAGAAAGCGGTGGCCGGGAAGTCAACCACGTCATGAGTACTTCCGCCGATCAGGCCTTTGGGTTTGGCACGCCTTTTCAGGCGCAGATTGACTATCTGCGCAACAAGCTGCGCCTGCCCACCGAACGCTGGGACGACATCATGCGCAGCGCGCACGATCGCGCCTTCATCGTGGCCGGGGTTGCCAAGGCTGATTTGCTGGCGGATCTGCACCAGGCGGTGGTGGAGCGCGCCGTTGACGGCGCAGGCCTGCAGGCATTCCGCAAGGATTTCAAGGCCATCGTCGCCAAACACGGGTGGACCGGATGGACTGGTGAGGGTTCGACCGAAGGCGAGGCCTGGCGCACGCGCATCATCTACCAGACCAACATGTCCACCAGCTACAGCGCTGGGCGTTTTCAGCAGATGAGCGACCCGGAGGTTCTCAAGTTCCACCCATACTGGCGCTATATCCACAGCGATGGCGTCCTGAACCCTCGCCACCAACACTTGGCCTGGCACGGTCTGACGCTTCGCGCCGATCACCCGTTTTGGAAGACACATTGGGCTCCCAACGGCTTTGGATGCCAATGCCGAATCACCAGCGTGACCCGCCGAGAGGGTGAGGCCAGCGCCCGGGCAGGTTTGGGCGAGCCGCCTGCAGGCTGGGATGCGATCGACCCAAAAACGGGTGATCCGATCGGAATCGGCAAGGGGTTCGGATACACGCCTGGTGCAAGTTTGCGGGCCGAACTTAGTCGGCTTGTAGGTTCAAAGGTCGCAAATCTGCCCAAGCCGCTGGGTAGAGCACTGGCTCAGGATACGCAGCAAGTGCTGGAAAAGCCGGTATTTTTTGAGGCGAAAACAGCCAAGGCTGCAGCTGATTGGGCCGTCAAAAACAATCTGGCTGATTTCGCTGATTACACAGGCGTCAAACCAGAAGTGGCCAACGCATGGAACAGGAGCATCTTTGACCACCTGCAGGAGTTTCCCGCGTTGCGTAAAAACCAACAATTTATCGGCACCTGCCAGGCACAGTTTTCTAGGTGGCTAACTCTGGAACGTGAGCGTGTTTCAGGTGAGCTTGTTTCCAAGGGTTTATCTCAAACCGATGCCGACTATTGGGCTGCCAAGCGGGTTTTGCCATTGAAGGTGCCAAGCGGAAGGTACGCACACTCTTGGAATCAACAGAACGTTGGGGGCATTGCGGTCAACGCAAAATTTGGCAATGCTCCCAAAGACTTCAAGTTGGCTTTGGAGCGCGATGTACTTACTCAGTTCCATCCAGTGGGGTGCGACACGATTCGCGCAATTGCCGACCATGAGATGGGGCATCAACTGGACTCTCTTTTAGGATTGCGAATTGACAAGGACATTATTCAGGCATATAACGAAGCTAAATTGGCAGGCATGAAATATGAGGTCTCAGGATATGCTGACAACGACAGTAAAGGACAAGGGATTGGCGAATTCATCGCCGAGTGCTGGGCGGAAGCATGTAACAACCCAAACCCACGCCGGTTCGCATCAAGAGTCTCAGAAATCGTCCGGGCACGGTACAGATCCGTTTCTGCTACCTGATGCACCCGTCATTAATTTTGGAATCATCACTTCCGGTCGGTATGCAACGCCTGACGAACAAGCCAACTTTGATGACCATGAAGTTGGCAAGCCGCCGCAGTCAAGCGCTTGATTTTGGAAGCAGCTTGTAACCACGCCCGCCCATCGCGGGCTTTTTTTTGACCAAAACTCATGACAGCATTCACTATCACAGTCCAAGATAGCGACATAAGAAGCACACTCAAATCACTGTCAACACGGGTTGATAACTTGAGCCCTGTGCTTCAAACCGTTGGCGAAGGGATTATTGAGCGCACAAAACGTCGGTTTGAAACTGGCAAAGGGCCAGATGGTGTGCCATGGATGCCAAACAGTGCGGTCACCTTGGCCCTTTTCAGCGGACGCCTGGCGGGACAAAAGAGCAAGGTCAAGAAGGACGGCAGTTTGAATGCAGCAGGTGCGCGCGCCCTGGCTAACAAGAAGCCTCTGATCGGTGAAAGCCGAGATCTGTCGCGCCAGTTCTATGTCAAGGTCGGCGATATGACGCTGACAGTGACCAGCACACCGGTTTATGCCGCCATCCAGCAGTTTGGCGGCCAGGCTGGACGTGGCCGCAAGGTGACTATCCCGGAGCGTCCATTCCTGCCGATTCACAAGGACGGCACTTTGTACCCGTCTGACCAGGCCGACATCATTGCTGAGCTCAATGACTACTTGTTTGGCGACCTCGCCGTGTAACATCGGCCGCCAAATCGGCATAGAGGCTGTGTTTGACAGATGTTTCGCGACAGGAAAGAGTTTTTCAAATCCTGACCCACAATAAACCGATATGTCCCACTAAATTTCGGATTTATCGCGCCTCTATGCCTTTGAATATCTCAACTCCCCTCAGGCGGGTGGCCGAGGCGGGTGCCGGTGCGGCGACCGATGGTGTGTCGACCCTGGTTCCGGCGACCCTGCCGTTACAGGGCAGCGAGGATTTGCGGCTGTTGGTGGCGCTGAACCCTGACTACTTTGTCAACCAGATGGCGCAGCAGCTTGATGGACCGATGGGGATGGTGGAAGTGTTGCGACTGGATGGCGCTCGCCTGATGACCACCAACCCCGAGATGCCTCTTGGTCAGACTGCTGACGGTCAGACCTTGGCACAGCGTTTTCAGGAGCACGAGTTTGGCCAGTTTGAGTCCGAGCTGGGTCAAGCAAGCTTGACCGCGTATCGGGTGTCGCTGCTGTACCCGTTTGTGGTCGTGACCCACCTGTACCGAGAGGTGGCGCTGGCGCGCTGGGTCACCGAAGTCACCACCGTGCTGGGTGTTTTGATACCGGTGCTGGTGGTGTTGAGTTTTCTGGCTTGGGGTTTGTATCGGCGGCAATGGCTACTGCAACTGCAGCGAGCCGAGTCCGAGCGGCTGCAGCGCGTCAACGCCGCTTTTGTCTTCACCCATATCCGTGAAGGCATTGTGATCACCCAGGCCGATGGCAGCATCATCGATGTGAACGATGCTTTTGTGCGCATCAGCGGCTACAGCCGGGCGGAAGTCCTGGGGAAAAATCCCCGGTTCCTGAGTTCGGGGCGCCAGGACAAGGCGTTTTATGAGGCCATGTGGTCCGAACTGCTGGCCACCGGCCAATGGCGTGGCGAAATCTGGAACCGGCGCAAGGACGGTGAGGTGTTTGCCGAATTGCTCACCATCAGTGCTGTGCCTGACTCGCAGGGCAAGATTCAGCAGTTTGTGGCGGTGTTCAACAACATCACCGCGATCAAGGCCTACCAGGACGAGTTGGAGCATTCGGCACGTTACGACCCCTTGACCAACCTGCCCAACCGGGTATTTCTGGCCGACCGCATGCGCAGTGCCATGACCCAGGTCCAGCGCCGCCAGCTGCTGCTGGGGGTGGTGTTCATTGACCTGGATGGTTTCAAGGCCATCAATGACCAATATGG